AAGAATAATATAAGGCGGCCAAGGTTTATTTTTCCCTAACCGCCTTTAATTAAAAATTAAATATTTTTTTACGCTGTTTAAGTTCCTGTTTAAATCTATCAATAACAAGCTGCTTGGCTTCTTCTTCTCCTGGCTTCGGTGTATAAGCTATATAGGTTGTAATCATTTCCTTAAGCTGCTTTACTGTAAGGCTCTTAAAAAATTGCTCAAATTCGTATTCGTTCCGGCTGTATTTATTAAGATCTCTTATATATTTCCACAAGTCGATTATTTCTTTTTCTCCAAAGTAACCCATAAGAATATCAGAAAGTAAAAATATGCCGTCGTCGTCAAGGTAAAAATCAAGCATTTCATTATCAAGGCTCATTCTCACATAATCCATTAATTTATTATCTTCTTCCATTTCTCTTAAAATGCGGTTAAGGATCTGATTATAAAAGTCTAACATTTCCGCTCTTTCACACATTTTATATATGCTTATGGTGTACGGTGTAAATTCTTCTTTTGGCTTAATACTGTTTATTAACTTCACAATCTTTTTATTGTTCATTCCCTGCCCTCCTGGTTCATAGCTTCGTTTAATATTTTTTGAGATTCTATAATGTAATCAAACGCCATATTTACAAAATCAAATATGCTGTTATACTCCCAATACCATTTTGCGGAAAAACTTCCTAATGCGCTTCTTCCGGGATCGTCTTTTAAACTTCTTCCCCATTCAATAGCTGCTCTTGGATCCGGCTTTTCGTTAAAGCCGTATTCTTGCGTCCAATGGCTTAATAAAGTGTCTGCTTTTTCAAGCTTTACAAGTGCATTTTCAATAGACATAGTTTTTTCAAATACTTCTTTTTTAAAATTTCTTTCCGTACCGGTTGCTGCCGTTACCTCGTTAATTGTCTTGTTCATTTTTTATACTCCTTTATATGTTTATTCGGTAATACTTTAATGTTTACTTACCGTTAATGACATATTACTACAAGTTTAATAGTAAGTCAAGCGTTATTTGTAAAATAAATAAACATTGTAAACATAAAAGTCAAATAAAAAAGAACGGCCATAAAAGCCGCTCTATATATTACCTGTGGGATCATATTTAATTTACTGGTGGTGCTTCGTCATATCCGGCATCCGCGTAAAGCTGCAAGTTACTTTTATAGCCTTCAAAGGTATCAATCCGCTTAATATTATAATATCGGTTTTTATACTTAACAAGCATATCCGGCTTTATATCGTTACGCCAATTTATTACAAATAGCATTTCTTCCTCATTCTGTACGGCCATTGCTGCGTAATATTCCCTGGCTGATAATTGCCTTACATAAGCCCACAAAGTACCTGTATGTATCGGCGCCCATTCATAACGCGGCATATTGCCCGGCTCTGCTACGTTCTGCCCCTTCAAGATCTCAATTTTCTTATCCTTCAATTTCTTTTGCATACTCTCACACCTTTCTATAATGCGTTTAGAAATTCGTTGTAATGCTCATATAAGCCTACATAAGCATCTAACATGGACGCGGTACCATCTATGCGCATTTTTGCGCTCTGTGCCTTTATGGGTACAATATTGCCGTTCCTGTCGGTCTGGATCCCGGTATTAGTCAAGCACCATTTTAAGATAGGGTTATTATTATAAATTATCTTCTTGGCCTTAAGGTCTGCGCCCATCATTTGCATAGGTAAGCTTAAGGTCTTTGCTCCCTGTATGCAGCGAACCATATTAAAGCCGTAATTCTCCATTTCCTCAACCCAATATTTTGCGCTGTAACTGTCGTAATAGATCCAGGCCGGCGTTATGCCTTTCTCGTTTACCATCTCTAAGAACCACGCTGTAACGTCGCTGTAATTGATTGTATTGCCGTTGCATAGTCTTATAAGCCCTCTGTCAAGCCATATGTCATAAGGTATTTTTTCCTCTTGTACGCGCTTCTCAAAGCTATCACGTGGTAACCAATACATTTGAGTTATATATCTCTCCTGGGTTACTTTATCCATCATTAAGAGCGTTGCACACGTTAAGTCTGTGGTTATACTTAGATCCGCGCCGCCAATAGCATAAGCATTTTTGAACCTGGCAATATCAAAAGTATTCTCATTGTTTATATCGTCAAAGCTTAACCAGGCTGTACTTATAGTATCTCTTATATTAAAATCCTTTACCAATAGGCCGCTTAAGTCTTTAGGGTTATTCTTAGCCCTTTCAACCTTGTTAATAAGATCGTCAAGCTTTTTAATGGTTCCTAAGCCTGGGTTAGCCTTCTCCCATGCTTTCGGATCCTTCCATTCCTCCCGGTTATCAAGCTCATAAATTACCGGTAAAAATGTATCGTCCGTAAAGGTACCATCTACAACGCTGCAAGCATAGGCGTACATATCATCAAATATACATTCTCTTACGGTTCCGGCTGTCGTTATCATAATCAATAATGGCTGCCGTCTTGCGCTCTGGCTCTGCTTCATTACTTCGTAAAGGTTTCTATCCTTGACGCTGTGCAGCTCGTCCATAATAACGCAATTAGCGTTTAAGCCGTCCAGGGTATCGCTGTTCTTTCCCAATGGCTGAAATTTGCTCATAGTAAGAGGAAAATATAGATCGCTTTTGCGCTTCTTTATAAACTTGTTAATGTCCGGGCTTTGCCTAATCATGTTATGGGTTTCGTCAAAGATAATGCGCGCCTGGTCCTTTTTCGTCGCTGTGCTGTAAACCTCTGCGCCTGGCTCATTGTCTGCAATCATCATATAAAGAGCAATACCGGATAACATTGTACTTTTACCGTTCTTACGGCCTACCATAAACATAGTTTCCCGGTACTTCCTTAAACCTGTTTCCACATGAATAAAACCAAACAAAGCGGATATATAAGCCTTCTGGAATAGCTCCAATGTAACCGGCTTTCCCGCCCATTCACCTTTACTATGTTTACAAAACTGTTCAATGAAGCGTATAGGCTTACTTGCTCGGTTCTCGTCGAATATATACCCGCCTGTTGGTTTCTTTATATCGTCAACCAATTTCTTATATTGCTTCTTAACCCTCTTAGAAACAATACAGTTACCGGCCTTTATCTCGTTGTAATACTGTTCAATGTAACTCACATACCCCACCGCCTTAATTAGCCTTTATAAACTCGTATAAGGCGTTCTCTTTGCCCTCCTGGGCTTCCTTTGGCAATAGCTCCGTTAATTGCTTATATAAAAGGCTGTATCTTTGTACTGTGGTATTATAGGCCTTTAATGCCGGGCTTTCCCTTAAAAATTCCTGGCTGCCTTGCTTAAACATTTCAACGGTGCCGCCTTCTTCAACCTGTATCTTAAGATCATCCAGGGTTAAGGCCATAAAGGTAAGCTCTTTTATAAGGCTCTGCCCTATCGGTTTCTTATCTTCCGGTATCTGTTTCAATAGCTTATTAAATTGTCTTTTAAGTTTTGATATTTCTTTATCTCTCTCTATGTCCATGTATTTCACCGCCTTATTACTGGACGTTTATTTAATGTTTACCCCTCCCCTTATACGAAAACTCATGGAGAGGTTCTCAGATGTACCCATATCGGTTAATCGCCCCTGCAATTTTATTTCATGCCTGGGGGGGATAAATTATTTTTGTTTGGTACACTATTACGCCCTTATACGTTTGCCTTGCCGGTGAACCACTCCTTCAAGACAAATGCAGCTGAAAAACCTTGATAGGAAAAAGACCGCCATACAAAGGCGTAATACTATATCAACCTGTATAAATTAAATCACCGTTTGCATTGAAGCGTATTCCCTCGGCGCATACCTCACCGCTTATATGTTCCTTGTTATGGCAATCAATACATAATGCTTCGAGGTTACTCCAACTTAATGTAATGTTTAAGTCGTTTATATTCTGCGGTGTTATATAGGCTTTATGATGGACTATGCGCGCCACGTCCCCACAACGTTCACATACATAATGTTGGCTTGTCATGTATGCCGCTTGCGTATCTCTCCACGCTTTGCTATTGTAAAAACCTTTCGCATAGTCCTTCATATTCTTAGCCCCTTATATGGCCGTCCTGGCCTTTATGGTAATTGCTTTGAGCAATCCGTCAATAGTCCTTTGCAGCTTCTCGCTGTCCGTCTGTTCAGCGTTGTACCACAACTGTAATATAAACTTACTGGCCGTATCAACTAACGGATCCGTGTCCTGTTGCTCTGGCTTCATGCCGGTTGTTACTTCAATGTATCCGGGAATGGCGTCCAACAACGACGCTATAATAAGGTCGTTGTCGGTGCCGTCTATTCTCAAATACTCTCTTGCTTCATCTACTGTAAGCATTTAATCACCCTCTTAGGCCTGTGCTGCTTCATGGAGCTTTACAAAGGCTTCTGTAACGATAGGCTTACAATCCGCAATAGCCATTGCCCTGTAATCAATTAGGCCGCTCTTAAAGCTGCTTTCTCTCGATACTTCAATAACAATGCCTTCTGCAAGGTTATAACCCATGTAGTTAAAGTTACCCAGGTAAATGTCACCGTCGGCAATGTTATCATCAACGACAACCTCACGCCCTAAGATATAACCAATGCTTTCATTCTTAGGATCCGCGATAAATATAGGCCGTTTATTCTGATCCACAATCCCGTATACATGAGTATAAAGTGTTGCGTTATTCATAGCCCATTTTGCGCCCTGGCTGTAACCCCTCTTAAGCAATGCCATTGTAGAAACAAAGTTTGCATAAGTCGGAATAGTTGCGTTGGTGTATTCAACTGCGTTTGTTCCGGCTGTCCAGGTAATACTTTCAAGGCCTGTACCCTGTGCTTCCCCTGTGCCGTTTACAAGGCTGTCGGCAATACATTCCATTACACAAGCGTTAAGCTCGTCCACAATATAGCTTTCAAAGGCCGCAAC